CTTCCGATCTATCGATCCGGGCCTGTTCGGCCAGGGCCGTCATATAGGCCTTGTTCTCCTCGACCCCATCGTCGATCAGCTCGCGCGATCGGCGGGTGATGTCCTGCTGGCGCTCAAGGGCCTGGATGCGCGCCTGATCGGCGGCCGCCCGGGCCTCGATCATCTGCAGCTCCATCTCGCGGTCCTCCGCCCGACGGCGGCTCCGCTCCATCTCGCGCGCCTCGCGCTCGGCCTCCCGATCGGCCGAACGGCTGGACCCACCCGAGCGGCCACGATTGCGGTCCTGACGGTCCTTCTCGAGCTGGGCTTCACGGTTGGCGGGATCAAACGACGGTTGACGGGCTTCGATCTCGGCAGCCAGAGCATCCCTCTCGGCTTTCAGGCGCGCGAGGCCCTGCGCGCCCGGATCACGGTCGAGCCCCCTATCGAATGCGCGGGCACCCGGGCTCGCCCCCTCGATGCGGGCGATATCCCGATCCAGATTCGCCAGCTTCTCGGTATCCGTGATGTAGAGCCACTCGCCGAACTTGGTGATCGCGTCGCTGATGCTGCGCCACAGCGCATCCCACGCGTTTGTCATCTCATTAACGTTGTCGGCATGGCCCTTTAGCGCACCCTCCATGCCTTCCAGCAGGATCTTCTGCGCGGCCAGCAGGTCACCCGCCTTCACCAGGCTGTCGATCGTATCGAGGGTTTCCTGATCGAAGATGCTGAGGGTCCGGGTCAGGTCGCGGGCAGCCTTGTCTGGCGCCGCCATCGCCGTCGCCAGGTCCTGGGTGGCCTGTTCGGCGTCCTTGCCGAACACCGAGGCGTAATCCCGGCCCAGGGCGATCAGGTCTGGAATGATCTCGCCCGCGATCTGGCCGGTCGAGATGAAGGCCGCCGCCTGCTGCCGCGCCGACTTGATCGACACTTCGCCCTGTTCGGCGCCGGCGCGCGCCAGATCGTCCAGCTGCTGCGCCGTCAGGCCTGAGGTTCGGCCGAGGCCGGTCACCGCCCGCTCAAGCGCCAGATTCTGCTGTTCGGCATCCCAGATGGCATAGGCCGAGACGGCCGCCGCCGCCGCCACCGTCCCGAACGCCCCGCCCAGCAGGAACAGGGCTGCGCGCGCCTTGATCCCTGAGGTCGCCAGGGCGTCAAGGATCTGGGGGCCTTGCTGAATGGCGATCATGGCCGGGTTCATGCCCATGGCCGCCGTGACCAGCACATCCGCACCCTGGCGGGTCAGGTTCAACCGGCTGGCCATCTGGTTGCGGGTCAGCCCGGCCGTGTTCCGCTGAATAGCCATGGTGCTGGCGTCATAGTTCGCCTTCAGCCGCGCCTGTCCCGCCGTCAGCTCTGTCGTGCTGATGAGGCCTTTCTGATGCCAGGCCGTCAGTTGGGCGACTTCCATCGTGTAGCGGTCAGTCGCGGCTGACAGGGGATCCAGCTCGGCTCGCAGGCGGGCAACGGCCTGCGCCTCCCGCTCGGTGCGCTCGATCGACTCTTGAAACACCGCCGCGGAATCCCGGGCCGAGTTGCCGGTCGGATTGATGCCCAGGGCGCGAGCGAAGGTCTCCTGGCTGACCTGCGCCTGCTGGGCCGCGCGCGAGGCCTCGGCCAGCCGCTTCCACTGCGTGGCCTGACGATCGGCCGCCGCGCTGGCCTTGTCGCTGGCCTCCGCCACCGCCACCCCGGCCTGGACGCCCGCCGTCTCGACCGCCTTGAAGGCGCTGGCGACCTCGACCCCACCATCGGGCTGCAGCCGATAGGCGATGGTTTTCACGACATCCGCCATGCTCGCCTCCCTCAGCCCATATGAATCAGTTCAAGCCCGCGCGCGGCGGCGCGGGCGGCAAAGACGTCCAGATCCAGCCGCTTCTTCATCTGGACCGCCCGGACCAGAGTGAAGGCGACAAAGGTCCGACCGGCAGGACCGTACTGCCGCGACCCCCGGCCCTTCGAGCGATAGGGGATGATGGTCGGGCGGCGGCGGCTGCCGCTCAGGGCCGCGCCATCCGCCACCAGAAAAGCCCTCTGGTCGCCCGGCTTCTGGACAAACCGTAGCTGGATGCCGGTCCGCCGCTCAAAGCCTGCAGGCGTGATCCGCTCCCGACCTCCGCGGCGGCCCGTGCTGGTTGCCCCGGCCTTCAAGCCGAACTTGCCCGCTTCATCCGTGGGGATGGCCAGCCACTTCCGACCCCGCGCCCGGATCAGCGTGCCCTCGGCGGCCGACTGGATGATGCTGGCCGCCGTCTTCTTGACCGCGATCCAGCCCGACGCATCGACGCTGTCCCCGTACCGAGGAAACACCTGCGACCGCCAGGCCTTCGGCAGACGGTTCGACAGGCTGAAGGCGACGGCCGTGGCTTCGCGGATATCGCCCTTCAACGCCTCGGTCGCGCCGCGAACGCCGTTCGTGATGGCCCGCGCGAGATCCTTTTCCTGTCCAGCGGCCAGCCCATCCAGATCGGTCGACCGGGCCTTGAACACGGCTCAATCCCCCTCTTTCGTCAGACTGTTGACCAACAGAGCCTCAGCAAAGGGCAGAACCTCGGCCAGGAAGCCCGGCCCCTGCGTCAACTGACCCAGACCCAGCCCCTGGGCCACCGCCATCACGGCCCCGTGGTCCAGGCCATAGACGCCGTTGAAGCCGGCCCGAACCTGCCAGCGACAGGTGCGCAGGGCCTCCCAGCTCAGCCAGCCGATGTCGGATCGGGGCTGGTTCGTTTCGAGCGGGCAGCCCTCGCAGGCCTTGCCGTTTTGCTCCCGGCATTCCCGGCAGTAGCTCTCGCCCTCGTCTTGCCAGCACCATTTGACGAGAGCGATGAGACGTTTTTTTCCGCTTCCCTCTCCAGGACCGGTTTGACGTATTTCTGGTGAAAGGCCTCATACGGACCGTGCTGTTTCAGCAGCTGGGCGATCCGCTCGGCTGTCGGATCCAGAGGCTGGCCCTCCGCATCCCCGACACCCTCCCAGGCCTTGATCGAACGCTGGGCGAGGGCGATGGCAAAGGCCACCTGCCCCTCGGCCCAGGCATCGTCCGGCACCTCGGCAGTGTCGGCGGCTTCCTCGACGTCAGATCCGGCAGCCGCCCGCATGGCGCGCCAGGCGGCATCGCGGGCGATCATCCAGGCGACCGATCCGGGCGCTTCCACCAGCACCCTCAGCCCCGGCAACAGATCCAGCCAGTAGGGCTCAAGCCCCAGTCGAACGACGGTCTGCATCAGTAGGCCGAGACGTCGTTGATCAGGCGGGCGCGCATGGCGTGGCCCAGGGTCGGGTCCTTCGACGCCTGCATATCAAAGCTGGCGCGCAGGCCTCCGGGCCCTTCCACCGGCACCTTGACCAGCGGCAGATGAAGGCGCGGGAACAGGAAGTCGAGCGACTTGTTCGCCCCCAGATTCCAGCCGAACCGCACGGCCACGGTCTCGCGCGCGATCGCCTTCTCGAACAGGGCGCGGCTGTCGAAGCGCACCGTGGCATTCAGGCCAATGACCCGCTTGGTCGGATCGCCACCGCCGATGCGTCCATCGCTGCGAATGCTGTCATCGACATCGTGGCTGTTGTTGTAGGTCAGCGCCGCCTGGGTCACCCGGCCCAGCGGCACGCCATCCGCCTCGACCGTGCCCGAGAACTGGCTGAAGCGCTCGATCACCCAGTCGGTCAGCGGCGACCCGATCACCGTAGAGGCCGCGCGAGTCTCGCCCTGGGCGACCAGGCCGAACCGGGCATTGAGCTGGCCCGAACGCTGGGCCTGGATGTTCAGCGTGTCGTACATCACTCCCCGGTTCATGCCGAACGACGGCACATCGGGATTGCCGATCTCCAGCGCCGCATCCGGCAGGGTCATGGCACCCGAGGTGAACAGGTGCTGATGCGCGCCCGACGCTGCGCCGCCCGTCAGCGTTGCCCCCGAAAGCGTGCAGTTCGGGTTGGGCGACGTGCCCTTGGCAAGGGTGAAGGCATTGCCGCCCGTCCCCTGGGTATCGTGCACGATCGACAGGGTCACTCCGTCCGGCTCCGCGCGATAGCTGGCGGGGGTCAGGTTGGCGTCGGCGCTGCGGTTCAAGAAGACCGCCAGATTGGCAATGGTCTCGGCCAGCGTCGCGCCGATCTTGACCTGGCTGCCGGTCGGCGTGCCGGTCGTGAAGGTGATGGTCGTCCCGTTCACGGTCACGGTCGAGCTGTTGGCCGGCTGGGCCGACCAGACGATATTGCCGCTGGCCGGAATGCCCGCCGTCGACACCGGAGCGCCCAGCAGGCCCCTCAGGTGAAAGCCGATGTTTCGCAGGTCGACCGGCACAACCAGATCACCCCGGTTGTTGACGACGTCCTGACCGGGCGCCAGCGGATCGCCGCCCTGGCCGATCAGGTCATCTTCCAGGAGTCCCTGCTCGTCACCGAGGTTGACCGACACGAACGGCAGCCGCCGATAGTTGCCGGCCGCCGGCACCGTGCCGTAGCCAGCCGAGGAAAAGGCCGCCGCCAGAATGGCATTGGCACCGAGCGCGCGTCCCATGGGATGCTCCTGTCAGATGAAGCCGCTACAGCGGCGAGGGGGTGGAATATTCGGCGATCAAGGCGGCGCCGGCCTCAATGCCGGCATCCGCTGTGGCGCTCTCGATGTCAGAGGTCAGAGGCGCCTCGGTCTCCAGCCAGTTGCACAGCCCGCCGAGAAAGCGGTCTGCCTCGACCAGCGCGCGGACCGCTGCAAACTGCGCTTCAAGAGCCGCGCGGTTCGGGGCGGAGAAGATCAGCGGCACACGGTGCTGATAAGTGTAGGAGGGCGGCGACAGGTCCACTTCGGCGTCGCCCGGATCGCCATCCATCATGACCAGCGCACCAGCGGGACCAATGCGTGTCGGAAACTCACGATTGCGCCCAAAATCCACGCCCGGCAGGGCGGCCGTCAGCCTGGTCTCAATCTCGGCCAGAACTTCGTCTCGACGGCTAGACATGCGGCACCACCTTGCACAGCCAGACGCCCTTCCGGTCCAGCGTCGGGGTCTCGATGACGCGCAGCACTTCCCCGGTCGTCGTCCGGGTCAGGGTCTGCCCGGAAACAGGGGCCGACACTTCCGATTGGCGCACCCGCACATAGCGAGCCCGGACGACAGCCTGGCTCTCGCGCCAGCTCGCCTCTTCGTCCTTTTCGGCGACACGGATCCGGACGGGATCCGCGACACCAGACCAGGTCGCGTCTTCGCCGAGGCGGCGGAAAACGGCATCTTGTTGCCGCACCACGGCCTCAGCGAAGCTCATGACAGCGGGCCTAGATGACCGCGATCAGCTTGACGCTGCCGACGGCGGCGGCGGACAGCTTGGCCTCAATCGCCACACCGGCCTTGGTGTTGCCGCTGGACGTGGTGGTGAAGACCTTGTTCGTGTCGTCCCAGTACACCACGGCGCCAACGGCCCAGGCCTGCCCGGTCGCGGCCGCATGCTCGTAGCAGCCCTCGGTGTCGCCGTTGAAGGTCTCACCCTCGGCCGCGCCGGTCGAGGGGATGGCGATGATGGCGCCGATCTTGACGCCGGTCCCGGCGGTGACGCCGCCCGAGGGGGCGACCAGGTCGAGGCCAATGCCCCGCTTGATGAAGTTACGCATTGTTCGCTTTCCTTGCTCTGGGTGAAGCCGGAGGATTGGCCGCCGGTGAAAACAGGCGACCCGGCGCGCGGGCGCGTCGGGTCGCCTGAGATCATCGAAGGGGAAAAAGGCCCCGGGGCCGCGCGAGCGGCCCCGGGAAAGGGAGACGGGATCAGCCGTCAGGAGGCATCGGTCGGGCGATTACTGGCCCGGATTGCGATAGGCACCGCGGAAGTCCGTGGCACCGAAGTAGAAGTCCAGCGTGACACGCCAGGCCATGCCGTCGACGTTGAACGGCTCTTCCGAGATCACGCGGGGGCCGGGCGAGTCCGACAGGTAGCCGTAAGACCAGACCGGGGCCTCCTGCGGGTCGGCGTAGAGTTCCCAGGCATTGCCAGCCATGGCACCCTCGGCGACGACCTGCAGGTTGCCGGCGAACGGGTTGACCTCGCCCAGCACGACCGGCTGGATCGAGGCCGTCACCTGCTGGGCCGTGGTCAGCTGATCGGCGCCGACCAGCAGCACCTTCGGCATCAGGTTCAGGACGTTCCCGTCCAGATCCTTCTGCTTCATCATGGCCGCGCGGGCGGTGCCCAGGGTGCCGACCGCGATCGCACCGCCCGAACCGGCCAGGTTACCGTGGGCCGAGTTGAACAGATTGACGTTGTCGGACAGCTTCGGCCCATTGCCGCTGTTCAGAGCCTTGACCGCATAGGCCGTGGCATTCTCGAACCGGCGGATCATGCCGCCGATCGAGCCGAACACATCGTCGAAGGCGCCCAGATCGTCGTTGACGATCGCCTGGCGCGACAGGCGAAGGATGCGGCCGAACGATCCCAGGGTGACCGACTCGCGGCCCTCATTGATCGTGCCGGACTGGATCTCGCCGTCCTCGGCATAGGCCTTCAGCGTGGGGAAGTCGCCGATGCGCAGCAGCTTGGTCGACTTGAAGTCCGTCAGGTCGCGGCGGCGTGCGATGGCCTGATAGGTGGGCTGGGCCGCATTGTAGCGCGCGAGCAGGATCTTGTTGCCGGCCGCTTCCAGGATCAGGGGGAAGTCGGAGGTGGTGTGCGCGGCCCGCAGGATGGTCAACGGATCCCGCTCGCGCGGGTTCAGACCGGAGGTACGAGACAGGGCCAGTTCCAGCAGGCGCATGCCCATGAACTGGCGGGCCTGTTCGGTCGGCTCCGAACGAAGCGTGCGGGCGACCAGAGCATCGACCACGGCCGAGCGGGTGGCCTCCGGAGAGTCAGAGGGCACGCCGGCACGACCGGCACCGCCGGCGGCCGGGGCCTGCGGCGCACCGCCCGTGGCGGCTCGCTGCTGCTCACCGGCCTCGCGCAGCAGGGTCGCCCGGGCGGTCTCGACCGAGATCTCCCCGCGCTCATTCTGGGCCACCAGCTCAGACGCGCGGGTGCCGAGGCCAAAGGCCGAGGCATCGGCCGAGAACGACAGGGCATCGACCGCGCTGAAGCGAGTCACGCCATTCGCGGGAGTCGGGACCGGATTGGCCGCAGGGACCGGTGCGCCACGAACGGCGTTCGCGGCATCGGGAGCCGGTTGTTGCGCCGGGGCGGGGTCCGCCGCGCGCTCGGAGGCCGGGGCGGCAGGGGCACCGCCTCCACCGGAACCCGTGTTCGGCTCCATAGTGGCGCGGGCAGCGCCGAAAGCAGCGGCAGCAAGGCCGCCCAGGGCATGGGAACGTCGCATTTCATCGTCCTCTTGAGGGGTGGCATTAACGCCGGGGGGTTGGGAAAGGCCGGGGGAAGGGGCCGCCGAGCGCACCCCGGCGGCGGGGTCGGCGGGAACGGGGACAAGGCTGGCCTCGAGGAGTTCCCACGAGGTGGCCCGCCATGTCCGGACTTCGGTGTCAGGGTCGATCGAGACCAGTTCCCAGCGCTTGGGATCGTAGCCAATCGACACGCCGCGCAGCTCGCCGCGCGAGACCATGCCTTCGGCTTCACGACCTGCCTGGGTGTCGGCGAAGGTGGCCGTCGCGATCAGGGCCGCGACGCCGTCGATGGTCTCGAAGCGGGCATTGGAGATGCCACCGAGGACTGCGTTGATCTCCCAGCGATTGTGGGTGTTCAGCAGCGGCACCAGACCGCGCGTGACGCGGGCGAGGTCGATGGCGGTGGCCGAGATCTCCAGCTCCTCGACAAAGCCGTAGCGGGTGACCGGGGCGCCGATCGACAGAACCAGATCGACCGACCGGGTCTCGGCCGAATAGCTGCTGGGCTGGAAGGCCGCGAACCGCGCCTGCGGCCCTTGCGGCGGGTGGGCCCGGCGGTCCTCGGCCGGACCTGGCGCATCGCGCGTCATGGCAGAGGAAAGCAGGGCGGCAGCCGTAGCCGCCGCCATAATGGCGGTCTTCGTCATGGGGTCCCCCGGGGTCAGTCGGCTGAAGCCGAGTCCGTCATGCCGTCCTTCGGCATCAAATATCCGGCGGCCGCCTGCAGCACGCCGCTCTTCGTCACCCGGCGCGGATCGGACTCCAGCGCCAGGCCATAGGTGTCGATCAGGTCGTTCATGCGCTTGATCTCGCGCATATGCTCATCCGAGTTGATGCCCCGCTCGGCCAGCGAGCGCGCGACCAGCTTCAGACCGCTGCGGATCTCGATCAGCTCGGCCATCAGATCCTTGACCGGGTCCGCATGGCGCCGGACCGGAAGCGCCCAGGTCGCCTTGACTTCAAGAAAGCGCCGGTCGCCCGTCCGGGCCGCCAAAACCCGCATCCGACGTTCCAGCGCCGGCTTGCAGATCAGGGGAATGATCAGGTTCTGCTGGTCGTCATCCAGCAGGGTCCACAGGCTCAGCAGGGCGGCGCTCAGACCCGAATAGTTGGCCTGCGACACATCCCCGGTCAGCACATGATAGGGCACCAGGCTGGCCGAAACGGCCGCCAGCTGCTGGCGGATGAAGTTCGTCCCGTCTGCCGAGGGTGCCGGGGTAAAGCTGTGCGCCGTAACCCCGGGCGGGGGCCGCAGGATCATGCCTGGGGTCACCGTCTCGATGTCCGGCCGGTTCTCAGACTGCGCCTCAGGATTGTTGACCAGGGGCGAGGACTCGCCACCCGGCTGCGACTGCAGAACCATGCCGACGCAGGCCGCCACCTTCTCCTGCAGGCGCCGCGAATCCTCGATATCGGCGACGTCGCGCAGCGTCATCATCAGCGGCGCGAACCGGGAGATGCCGCGCGCCTGGGTGTGGCTCAGCTTCTCAAAGCAGTGGTCGATGTAGCGAGCCTCGGTTCGGCGCGACGCCATCGACCGCGAGAAGATCACATCGCCCGGGTGTTCGTCGAACAGCCAGTAGGCGGCGCGACGGCGATCGCGGAATTCTACACCCTGGACGATCCGGCCGCCGTCCCGATGCTCGGTGCGGTCCATT